CAGCTCGCAGCGGCCATTATCCTCGCTATGGCTGTTTTAGACGGCGATGGAGCGGCTCAGTTCGTGTCTGCTGCCACTAAGCGTGACCAAGCAAAAGAGGTGTTTGATGAGGTGAGAAGGTGCGTTTTGAAGTCAAAACCGCTACAAAAGCGCTTTTCTGCCAACAGACAGGAGATTCACGGGCCTCGTGACTGCATTATCAAGCCAATTAGCTCCGACGCTAACACTCTGGACGGTTTAAGCCTTAATATCGGCTGTGTGGACGAAATGCACGCCATGAAGGACGGTGAACTGTACCGAGTACTAGCCTCGTCCATGGGTTCGCGTAAATCTCCCCTGATGTTAGCCATTTCTACCGCTGGATTCGTTATGGACGGCGTTGCTACCGAGTTTGTGCGTGGTGGTAAGGCAGTTCTGGACGGAACGGCTGAAAATGACAACCTTTTGTTCCTTATCTACGAGATAGACGAGGGGGACGACTGGGAAGACCCAGAGAACTGGAAGAAAGCTAACGCTGGACTCGGGGAATCTATCTCTATGGAGTATTTGAAGAAGCAATTTGCCAACGCGAAACTCTATGGCGGGCGGAACATCACTGAGTTCCAAGTCAAGCACTGCAACCTGTTCGTTGGAGCGCAAGACATCTGGGTCGAGGACGACATCTGGATGGACGAGGACAACTGCCAGTTACCCTCAACAGGTAACCAACTGGACGAGAAGACAGACAAGCCTATAGCCTACTTGGGCCTCGACTTGGCCGCTACGGACGACATCACGGCACTTGCTATCGCAACTGGCGACCCTCACGCAGGTGTAGGTGTCGAAGTTCACTATTTTTTGCCTTCACGCGCGGTATCACGCCGTCAAGAGAAGGACGCCAACCATATCTACTCTAGAATCCACGAATTCCCTAATGTGCACATCACTGAGGGCAATGTGACGGACTACAACGTCATACGCCGATTCATCAGTGGTAGTTACGTGGAGGACGGACGGGTCAAGTACGACCCCGACAACCTAATGGAGAAGTACCACATCAAGGGCATCGCGTATGACCGCTGGAACAGTCTAAGCCTCATCCGAGACCTAGACGGTGACGGTGTATTGTGCGACCCCTTCGGTCAGGGCTATGCATCTATGTCATTTCCTTCCAAGGCATGGGAGAAACTGGCGCTAGATGGCAAGCTGTGGCACGGAGGTGACGAGGTGCTTCGATGGATGATGAGCAACGTTGTAATCAAGCCAGACCCATCTGGTAACATCAAGGTCGACAAGTCCAAATCGGGCGACAAGATTGACGGTGTAGTAGCTGGGATTATGGCTATTGGGGAGATGCTCACCTTTGAGGAGGACGATACTCCAGACTTTGAATTTTTCATGGAAGTTCTGGGAAGTTAAAACTTGCCAGCACAGCCTCTTTTTACTACTATACATACATGTCACAGCAAAAGAAAAACATATTTCAGCGCCTATTCGGGCGTACTGAAGAGAGAACGGGCGCAGTCCCTACTTTCAGCAACGCAACGAACGGTTGGCTAGGTGCTGTATACGCAGGTTCCAACACCTCGCTCGTACAGGGCTCCGATAGCCTGCAGCTCGCTGCGGTTTACGCTTGTGTCAGCAAGATTTCAGACACAATCGCCTCTATGGGCGTAAGCGTTGAGAAACGCGAGAAAGATGGCTCAAGGGAGCCGCTTTCTCAACACCCAGCCTCATACATGATGGGCGTCGAGCCTAACGAGCATATGGGTGCCTACGAGTTTTGGCAGATGATTATCAGTGACGCCCTCCTTTACGGACAGGGCCACGCGCTAATCACTCCAGACAAGAAGGAGATGTACTGGATTCCAGCTACCGAGATTGAACACACTATAGACCGAAAGACGGGCAAGAAGTACTACAAGTACCACGGTGCCCCGACTCCGATACCTTCTGAACGAATCCTTGAAATCAAGGCGTTCCGAGGTGAGTCCCCTACGAAGATTCAGCTTCAGAATCTAAAGACTGCTAAGTCAGTCCAGAACTTCGGAGCTACATTTTTCGAGAATGGCGGGATGCTCGGAGGAATACTTACTACCAAAGAACCTTTGTCACTCGAGCAGATGCAGCAAGCGTCCGAGCGATGGCGACAAGAGTACATGGGCAGTGGTAACGCACACAAGGTTGCAATCCTTGGCGGCGGCTTCAACTACCAGCCTTTGTCAGTTCCTTTGGAACAACTACAATTCCTACAGAGCAAGCAGTACTCCACAGAGGAGATTGCACGGTTCTACTCTATCCCTCCTGCCATGATTGGCATGGATGGCAACACAGCTTACAGCAACTATGAACAACAAGTACTCCAGTTTTTCCAAGGAACAATCCTGCCGTGGGTGCGACGCATCGAACTCGAAGTCGAGCGCAAGGTGTTACGAGACGACGACAGCTTATCCTGTCGCTTCGATGTCGACAGCCTGTTGCGTGCAGACTCCACCAGTCGAGCACAGTACTACCACCAACTCCTCAGTGATGGGGTCTTCTCAATCGATGAGGTTAGAAGGAAAGAGGGTCTTGGTCCTGTGGCTGGCGGTTCTGAGCATCACGTTCAGCTCAATCAGATTCCGCTATCGAAGATGGCTGATTACGCTGAGCAAGTCGTTTCACCAAAGGCTGAGCCGCAAGCAACTGGAAACGGTGGCGCGGATAACGAAGAGAACGAAGGAGTTGACAATCAAATGAAAACTAATAAAAACGAAGAATAATGGCATTTTACGTATATGCTTGGCGAGACGTTCGGACTTCAGTTGGCGATGTGCCCGCTGGAACCAAGGACGCCCCTCGCGTTGAGCAAACAATCAGAAAGGTATTTGTCGAGAAAGCAAGCGACCCATCAGCGGCCGATTTGCTTGTACCGATTAAAGACCTATTCCCGCAGAAAGCTCACACGGATGCTGGATGGTACGTTGCTACGGCAACTGCTGCTGCTGCTGCAAACACTGCTGCTAACCGAGCGGACGACACCGAAACGGTGACTGGCTTTCGCCACGGAAAAGGCTTTCTGCAGTTCGGCTGTGGAAAAGGTGCCACCGCTACCGCTGCACTCGCTGCAATCAACTGGAAAGATTTATAATAAACCCCAATACCTATGAATAACCAAGAGAAAAGGTTTCTGAATTCAGACTTTGAGGTGCGCTCCGAAGACAACAAGACTGTTGTTGAAGGGTACGCCGCACGGTTTGAAGACGAGACAGTAATCGGCGGCCAGTTCGCTGAGCGCGTTGCTCGCGGTGCGTTCGAAGGTGCGGATATGAGCAACACGGTTGCTCTGTTTAACCATGACTGGAACATGCCTCTCGCCCGTATGGGTAAGGGACTTGAGCTCTCAGTCGATGAGGTTGGACTTCGCTACCGTTTCGAACTAGGTGAGCAGTCCTACGCTAAGGACCTCGCCGAAAACATCCGCATGGGCAACGTATCTACTAGTTCGTTTGGGTTCACTGTTGCTGACGACTCATGGGAGCGTCGTGACGGAATGAACTTACGGACTATCAATTCTGTAGGCACGTTATTCGACGTATCTCCAACTACCCAAGGAGCGTATCCAACCACCGAGGTTGCTATCCGTTCTATGGAAGCTGCATTGTCGGCTGAGGAGGAAGTCGAAGATGCTGCGCCTGCCGTACCTGCTGACGTTATCGAAGAGGTTGTCGAAGAAGTAGCCGAAGAGGTTGCTGCTGCTGACATCCCAGAGAATGACGAGGTGCGAAATGAAGACGTTCCTGCCGAGGAGGTCGCTGAAGAAGAAGAGTCTGAAGACGAAGAGTCTGAGGAGGAAGCTGCTGAGGGGTCTGAAGAGCGCGGAATGGTTCACAAGATTGAAGATAAAAAGGAAGAAGCGGACGAGCCTGCTGCTGAACCTAAGAATAAAAAGGCTACTAAAAAGAAATCAATTAAAAACGAAGAGTCTCCTGAGGCTCGAAACAATTCTACTATGGAAAATACAAACATCGCTACACCTGCTGTAGTACAAAACTTGGGTGACTCTGAAGCCCGCGCTGCTGCTGACTTCAGCTTCGGCAAATTCATAAAGGAAGCTGCTAAGGGAGCTTTGACTGGACTTGAGGCTGAGATGACACAGGAAGGAAGCAATGAGATGCGTAACGCTGGCGTTAACGTTTCTGGAGGATTCAACATCCCTTCTGCTGTATTGCGTGCTATGGGTACTGTAACACAGTCAACTGACGCTACTGCTTTCGGCGGTGCTATCGGTAAGGTCGACAATGGAATCGTAGCTAAATACGCTCCTGCTGACTTGGCTTCTAAGTTGGGTGTTCGCAACCTGACTAACTTGAACGGAGATGTTCAGATGCAAGTACAGGCTAACTTGACTGCTGCTGCCTCTGCTTTGGAAGGTGCTGGGCGTGCTGAGGCTCTGCCTTCTTTCGCTGCTGTTACTTTGACTCCAGTACGATATGCTGCGCACGTTGGTGTGACTCAGCAGATGTTGGCTCAGTCTGGTGACGACATGGGTGCATTCATTCAGATGGACATCCGACGCGCTTTGGACAAGCAGTTCAACGGCGCTATCATCACTGAAATCGAAGCTAACGACACTGATTTGGCTTACGCTTCTAACAACCCGTTGGACGTTGAGGCTGCATTGCTCGATGCTGACGTCGACTTGAACGACGTTCGATTCATCGCTGCTCCTGATGCTTACCGCACATTCCGCGCTTTGAGCTTGGACGCTGGTTCTGGTGACTTGTTCGCTAACGACCCTAAGGTGCGTCAGAGCATCATCGGTTATGCTGGTGAAGTTGCTAGCCAAGCTACCGAGGGTTCTGCTTACTTCTTTGACCGAAACCAACTGGTAACCGGCCAGTGGGGTGGCATGAACCTCATCGTGGACCCTTACACTGCTGCTGCTAACGGAGTTGTTCGCATCATCGCGAATGAGTACCGTGACGTTGAAGTATTGCAAGCTGCGTCTTTCCAGACTATCACTGGAGCGTAATTAGCATAGACTAACATGGAGAAGGGGGGGCAATCGCGCTCCCTCTATCTTCTCCCTTGGTGGTGCCTTCGGGGCGGGGCTTGCCCGAGGTTCGAGACCTCAACCACCACTAAATCAGCTAAACAAAATGAAGAAAGTAATAAACCAACAATTCTACCCTGAGGACATGATTCCTTACAGCGTAGTTCGTTCGCATCTTCGTTATAGCTATGGTGACGCTGAAGAGCTAGTCCAGTCTTATGTGGCTTCTGCTGCTGACTATCTCTCTAAGCTATCCGACCACGTATTCTCCTCGAATACACCTGACCAGCACGAGACGGCTGAAGACACGTATGACACGGGCGTTGCAGCTCTGCAGTCTACCGTGACTATCTACTTGGACAGGGACGAAAGGGAAGACGTACACTACCTGCGCAACATCACTGGCAGCTTCACAGCTACCGTTGAGTATATGGACACTAATGGCGACTATGTCGCTCTAGTTGACACGAACGCGAAGGTACGGATGAATGCCTACCCGATTAAGGTAGACTTCACTAAGCTAGATGAACCATCTGGGATGATTACCGATGAGGACGAGGACGTGTACAAGATTACACTTACTGGAGGCTCTAACGTCAAGGATTTGCCACGGCAGTTCCGTCAGGCGTTGTTACTCTTGGTAGGTCACTACGATATGCACAGAGAGACCGAGTACCTTGGAGGTGTCACTTCAGAGCTCAAGGAGGGTGTGAGCCGATTAATCTCAACAGTAAAGGCATACTGATGAGTAAGCTCCGCAAACTCCAACTCGGTAACATGAACGAGAAGATTAGATTTGAGCGATTGACAGACGCTGTTGCTGCCGACGGTGGTATCAGTAAGACTGTCAGCACTATTAAGGACGGAGTCTGGGCTAGCATTAGCTACGTAGGTTCTCCATCCGCAGGTTCCTCTGAGGAGTACGTCGACGGACAGATGACCGGTAAGATGAAGATTGAGGTTATATGCCGATACTTCGCCCCGCTCAAGTTCCTAGACCAGATAGTGTACGAGCAGTCTGAGTTTGAAATTTACTCTATCCAAATGATTGGCAAGAAGCAGTTCTACAAACTACGTGCTCAATTGAGGGACGACAATTCTGACTTCCTACCAACTGGCATATCAATTTCCTGATATGGCTAATACATTCGGTAAGCAGAACAAAGTGGTGTTTGATACCACTCAGATTAAGAAGCTCGAGGTTCAAATGAAACGAATGGCGAACGAAGTAGAGTCAAGCAAGAAAGCTGAGAAGCTCCTTGACAAAGCTCTGCGGGATTCAGTAAAGCCGTGGCAGGAGGCTGTCAATAACGGCTGGGTGTACAAGTGGGTAAACAAAGACAAAGGTCGATTACAAGACCCATTCGGTAACACCAAGATAAAAGGACGGAGGAAAGGAGTTTACGGACGTCGAGTCGGGCCTAAGTTAAAGGGCAAGACTGGAGGTTGGTTCGCTCACTTTTTCGCATCTCCCGCCAAGCAGATTAGAAGGAAGTCTGGTACCAAGTACAAGATTCCATTCGCTGCTAGGTTCAGAGGTAAAAACGGTAAGGTTGCTGCCGCAGCCAAAACCAACATCGCCGCAGTAGTCGACAAACTGGCTCGCGGTATATTCAAATAAAACTAATTTAACAACACATAACTATGTCTACTATTTCAAGTAACGCTATGGGCATCTACGCCCTTAACGGAAACGTAACATCTCCTCTCGTAGTCGTTGAGGAAGGTTCTTTCACTACAACAGTCCCTTCTGGGGTTGCTACTACAGAGTACTGGCTCTCAGTAACTGAAGATGGAGAATTCAACGCTATCGGCCTCAACACTGCAGGTACAGGTTCTGACGCTACAAACGCACTCGTATTGCTCTCTGCAACTACAAGCTCTACTCTCGATGCTAGCTCTACTATCAACGAGGTTGCTGCACGTAACGGCTCAGGCGGTTCTACCAACTACATCGCTTCAGGTGCATTTAGCTGGAACATGTCTGTTGACGGATTGCTCGACCTCAGCACTGGCTCTGGTTCTGCTACCACATTGATTGACGCTGCTCGTGCTCAACAGTTCGTAATCTGCAAGTTCACTACAGACACTAGCGCTGGAACTAACGAAGCATACTACGTAGGACAGTCTCTCCTTGAGTCTGTATCTGCTACAGGTGGAGTTGACGATTTGTCAACTTACTCTGCGTCCCTCAAAGGATACGGAGACTTGTACAAAGGAGTCTAATCCATTAAGTTTTTCTAGGGGGAGTCAATTACGGCTCCCCCTTTTTTTCTCACGTAATACAACAACCACATATTATGAATACATCAAACAACTTCCGAGGGGAATTTACCGTGACGTTCAAGGGTAAGGAGCACAAGGCTCTTTTCACTATGAACGCTATTCGCCTCATCCTTAACGGGGAAGGAATCAAGTTAGAGAACTTTGACAAGTGGGTCAACAATGACCCGCTCACAGCAATACCATCTATCGCTTACTACAGCGTTATTAACCACACAATCCAGAGCGGAAAGAAGTTCGGGGCCAATAAGGAGCAGTTCATTGCTCAGGTTTTAGACGGGGGAGAATTGGACGTGGTTACCGAAGCCGTGGCGACTGCCATGAGCGCTCCCTCTGAGGGAAAGTAAGTGAGGACAAGAGCGGGGGGCTTATCTCCTTGAGTGACCTTTATTACAGTTCGCTCAGGGCGGGTATGTCCCCTGATTCTTTTTGGGGCAGTACGTTAGCCGAAGCCTCGTCCTTTTTGAGGGGTAAGCGAGACC